TTACCACCAGAATTAAGAGAGGAATTAGCAGACGAAAGCGTTTTATCTGAAAAATAATATGATTAAAAATGTTTGGGATTGGTTAAAACAGATTAATTCTATTAAAGCCAACCCTTCATCATTTTCAGATAAAGACTGGGAACTTTGGAATAGTTATATGATTCATAGATTTATGTCTATGAATGTAGACTATTTAGATTTAGTTAATGAGGCACAAAGAATAAACCCTCAAAATAAAGAAGAAATATACTCAATTTATAGAGAATATATTCCAAAAAATAATAAATGGAATAAATATATTAAGTCTAATATTAAAAAACACAATGATGAGTTACTTAATCATTTAAGCAGTTATTGGGAATGTTCAAAAACTGAAGTAAAAGAATATTTAGATTTTTTGGGGAATGACGAAGTCCTTCGTATATTGATGAGTATAGGATTAGAAAAAAAACAAATAAAACCCTTATTAAAATGAACGAAAAATTATATCAAATGCTCCATTCAGCTGCAACAGCGGATAAAGCAAAAGCACTATTAAGTATTGATCTATTATCAAATAACCCAGTAGGGATTGGTGATCACACAACAGAAGATTTTTATAAAAATGCTCAAGAAGCATTAAAAACTTTTGCGGGCGCACATGAAAGATTAGAGATATTAGAAAAATATTTCCAACCAGGAAAACAAGTTATATAGATGGGAGATTCAGTAAAAAAACATTTTGAATTAGTTAGCGAAGCAGAATTTGATGCTACAGCCGCAACTGCAATGGCTACTTCTGCAGCTAAAAAAATTGAAAAAGAAAATATTATTGCTGGTTTAGGAGTAATCGAAGTATTTGAAACATCATACCCAGAATTATCTAAGGAATTTAAACAAATACAAGGTGAAATGTATGAGATGTTTGCTCGTAAGCATATGGATTATGGTTTAAATAATATTGCCTTGGGTGGTGATTTAAAAGATGAAGCAGATAAGAAATTTTCACTTACTGGTTTATGTATTAGATTAACTGATAAAATTTCAAGGTTAAAAAATCTTCTTAGTAATGGTAAAAATTATGTTAAAGGAGAAGGAATGGAAGATACGTTTATTGATATAGCTAATTATGGAATAATTGGTTTATTAGTAGGACGTGATAAATGGAAAAAATAATTGGCTAAAAAGATTCCTAATATCGTAAAGGAGATTAAAAATAATCCTCCTCAAGAGATAAACTTTGCTTTTCAAAAGAATATATCTTATTCTCAAATGTCTATTTTTAGAGGATGCCCTCATAGGTGGAAGTTACAATATAAAGATAAAATTAAAAGATTTACTTCTTCTATTCATACTGTATTTGGAACAGCAGTTCATGAAGCAATGCAACATTATTTAGATATAGCATATGATAAATCATTTGCGGCTGCTGATAGAGAAATAGATATTAAAGAATATTTTCAAGAAAAATTTATTGGTGAATATCAAACCCAATATAAAAAAAATAATAATTCCCATTTTTCAGATGCAGTTGAAATGAGGGAATTTTTTGAAGATGGGGTAGCTATATTAGATTGGTTTAAAAAAAAACGTAGCAGATATTTTAGTAAAAAAGGTACTTATTTAGTAGGTTGTGAAGTACCAATTGTAATCGCGCCAAATAAAATGTATAATAACGTATTATATATGGGGTACTTAGATGTTGTAACATACCATGAAGCAACAGAGACATTTAAGATAATCGACATAAAAACCAGTACTAAAGGATGGAATAAATTTGCTAAAAAAGATGAAAGTAAACAATTTCAATTATTGTTATATAAACAATTCTTTTCTGAACAATACAACATACCATTAGATAAAATAGAAATTGAATTTTTTATTGTAAAAAGGAAAGTATTAGATTGGGATGATGATAAAATTATGTCACCCCACCAAGCATATAGAGTACAAACTTTTACTCCCCCAAGTGGAAAAATAAAGTTAAATAGAGCAAAAACTGCTATTAATGATTTTATAAAAGAATGTTTTAATAGTAGTGGAAACATTAAAGAAAGAGAGTATATCAAATCCCCTTCAAAATGGAATTGTACTTTTTGTCCTTATAAAGAAGAACAAGAATTATGTGGAGAAGGGATAATCTATTGATATTTTGATATATGTATAATTAAATATAAATGTTATTAAATAATTAAGATTATGAATATTAAAAAACCAATGACACTTACAAGTGTAAAAGTTCAAGCTGGCTTATTCGAAAATTTTAAAATTGAATGTGTAAAGAGAAAATTCTCATTCCAAAAACTTGCTGACCGTAGTTTGTTTTTGTATCTTACAGACGAAAATTTTAGAAAACAAATAACTAACCAAACTAACATAGAACTTTAAACAAAAATTAATGAATAAAAGTTATAAGCATCTTCCTAAAGATAAAAGGAAGAAAATATTATTAATCACTGATGATATAAGAGTAACCTCAGGTGTAGCAACTGTAGGTAAAGAAATTGTATTAAAAACATGTCACCATTATAATTGGGTACAGTTAGCTGGAGCAGTTAAACATCCAGATAAAGGTAAAAGACTTGATCTAAGCAACGACTGTAATAAAGAAGCAAATATAAAAGATGCTTCATGTTTTTTATGGTGTGTTGATGGATATGGAAATGGTGATATTTTAAGACAAGTAATAGCACAAGAAAAACCAGATGCTATCTTGCTTATTACTGATCCTAGATACTTTACCTGGGTATTTCAAATGGAACATGAAATTAGAAAATCAATTCCAATTACTTATTTAAATATTTGGGATGACTATCCAGCTCCAATGTACAATAAACCATTCTATGAATCTTGTGATTTATTAATGGGTATTTCAAAACAAACTGTTAACATAAATAAATTAGTAGTTGGAGAAGATAAAAAGAAAATATTTAAATATGTTCCTCACGGATTAAATCATGATCATTTCTTTCCAGTTGATAAAAAAGATCAAAAATATTTAGATTTTAGAAAAAAAGTATTAGGTAAAGATGATGAAAAAACTAAATTTATAGCTTTCTTTAATTCAAGGAATATAAGAAGAAAACAAATTCCTGATACTATGTTAGCATTTAGGACCTTTTTAGATTCGTTACCACCAGAAGAAGCAGAAAGTTGTAGATTAATTCTTCATACTGAGGTTTCATCAAATCATGGTACAAATTTAGCTAAGGTTAATGAATATTTATTTGGTGAAAAGTATCCAAATCATGTAATATTTTCAACGGCAAAATTAAATAGAAATGAATTAAATTATCTATATAATTTAGCAGATGTCCAAATGTTATTAACTTCTAATGAAGGTTGGGGATTAACAATTACTGAAGCTATTTTATCAGGTACTTGTATTATAGCTAATACTACAGGTGGAATGCAAGATCAAATGAGATTTGTAGATAAAAATGGTAAATGGTTTACACCATGTCCTGATGTACCTTCTAACCATAGAGGTACTTATAAAGAACATGGAGAATGGGCATTCCCAGTTTATCCATCTTCGAGATCAATACAAGGATCTCCTCCTACACCTTATATTTTTGATGATAGATGTAGATGGGAAGATGCAGTTGATAGATTAACAGAAATTTATAATTTATCTCCTGAAGAAAGAGATAGAAGAGGAAAAGCAGGTAGAGATTGGGCAATTGGTGATGAAGCTGGATTTACAGCAGATCATCAAGGATATAGAGTAATGGAAGCATTTGAAGAATTATTTAACAAATGGCAACCAAAACCTAAAATGATTATTACTAATCTAACTGAATATAGAGGAAAATTTTTAAACCATAAATTAATATACTAATGAGTAAACCTACATTTTATATAAGTTCTCCTTTTGATACCTATAGTGGTTATGGAGCACGAGCAAGAGATATTGTTAAAGCTATTATTAAGTTAGACAAATATGATGTAAAATTATTACCACAAAAGTGGGGTGATACAACTTGGGGATTTTGTGCAAAACACCCTGAATGGAAATTTTTATGGGATCATGCAGTTCAATCGATACCTCAAGGTATTCAACCTGATGTTTGGATGCAAATTACTATACCTAATGAATTTCAACCAGTTGGAAAATTCAATATCGGATGTACAGCCGGAATTGAAAGTACAGGTTGCCAAGGTGAATGGGTACAAGGGTTAAATAGAATGAATATGAACTTTGTATCTTCTAAACATAGTAAAAATGTATTTGAAAATTTATCATTTGACCAATTAGATCAAAATAATAAACCAACAGGAGAAAAAATACGTAATCAAAAACCAATTCA